CTGTAAGAGCAGATTCTAGTTATGTATCTGAGCAGCTAACCAGAGCGGCTGGTAAAATCCAAGAATCAATAAGCCTTAACGAAAGACGTGTAGCTCAATCTATTTTCTCTGGCAAAGTTAGAGATAAGGGAATGATCGAGCGATCAGACACAACAGAAGTTCAACAGCAAGTTTCTAAAGAAATAGCGCGACAAGTTGGTCTTCCAGATTTGCCTCCAGAAATGTACACAATGTCACTAGAGAAAATGACCCCAGAAATAGCAGCGGCTCTTAACTTGCAAAAAGGAAGCTATGCTATTCCAAGTGAGTTTGTTGATGCTACTGATCTGTTGCTTGCAGGGGCAATGAATCAAGAGGACATTCCCAACTTTATGCGGAATGTACGAGAAATCGTTTTAAGTGATTCACAAGGACAAATAGGTATTAGTGCTGGCGCACATGCAGCATTAGGTGGAAAGAAAGCGAATCAACTGCGTGTGCTTTATCATGCCTATAAACTTGCTCCTCAAGGGAGTGAAATGGCATTGATGGCACAAGTAACTGAACGCCTAAATAATCCTCTTAATGATGATGCCTTCAAAGACCTTACTGGCTTTAGAAGTTCTTATAATCTTTTGATTGACGCTGATGTTCCTCCAAACTTGTTAGATGAGTTTGAACCTATTGTTGGGGCGCTTGCAATTATTCATGGTAATAATACGGATGATGTTCTTAAGCGTTTTACCAAAGAACGCTTTCATCAAAACAATAATGCTTACTCTCCGTTTACAGGTTCATCAACTGTAGAGTTCGACATTAAGTCGATTCATAAAAATGTAGATGCGGTAGATGAAGCAATCTTCAAAAAGGTCGCTAGACTTACTACGCCAGAAGAATCTCTTTATTATGAAAAGGGTTCTGGCGTATCAGTAGATGACATTCGTGGTGCAGTTCGTGAGACTGGTTTGCTTTCATCTTTCCCAAGTGCTGATGAGGCTGTTGGAATGCTGCGGTTGCGGAAGCGTGTTGTTTACGGCCCTACTGCTCAATACTCTGCGCAATATCCAATTGTTCAGCTTTACAAAGTAGACGAGTTTGGAATGGTAACTGTTATTGAGGGTACAGCCTTTAACTTGGCTACCGATCCAGACATACAACGTGAACTACTAGCAAATCCTTTGTCCACTCCTGATCCTCTTACTGAGCAAACAGTAGATGAAATTGGCTTAGAGAATTATCTAAAACAGTATGGCATTGGAGTTAATGTACAAGGTGGGGCTTACTAATGGCTGATTATTCTTTTAGTCCAGTAAAGTCAGACATAAGACTTCAAACACCAGCATCGACAGTAGAAATGATGTCGGCAAGTGTTGGTAGGCTAAAAGACCCATTGGTGTATGGTTTTTCAGCAGCTAACGCTATGATTGATGGACTGCCAGATCAGGAGTTTGATCGAACACTTGATCCTATTTTTAATCCAGTCAAAGAGCAATTAATGGAATTAAAAACAGAAGGTGAGTTTAAAGCGGCTCAACTTTTGTATCTAAAAGATTTAGCTGATCGTAAAGCATTTCAGAACGCTACAATGGGTCAGGTTATTGTCGGCGAGGTTGCTAACCCCATCGGCTGGATTCCTATTGTCCGTGCGTTTAAGGGCGCTTCTATGCTTGCTTCTGGAGCGAACTTGGGGATTACCGCTGGCGGGATTACTGCCACAGAGGAAGCTGCAAGAGCGAGTACGCTGGTTGGCTATGATCCTGTCGAGGGTGCGTTTAATATTGGTGCGTCTACGCTTATGGGATTTGGCTTTGGAGCTGGGCTTTATAGTGGTAAAGTGGCTATCAATAATTTTAGAGATCGAGCGCATACGCGTTTGCATGAACACCAGCAAACAATAGCTGAGTTTGAATACTTCAACAAAAATGAAAAATCCTTAGCGGCTACCTTAAAGAGCAATCGCAAGTTTACGGAAGAAAGCGATAACGAAATCAGAAGTAAAGCTGTTGGTATAATGAAATATAGCATTCCAAAGCTAGAAAATGTGATTGCTAAAGCAGAACGTGGAGAAATAGGTGACGACTTTAGGCATCGAGAAAACATAATAAGCAGCACTCAATCGCAAATTAGAATATTAAGAGCTCAAAGATTAGAGTTCTTAGAAGAGCTTGCTAAACGTAGATTAGATCGTGGCGAGTCATCTATGCATGATCCATTTCAAATTGCTTCTAGTTTATTTGATTATGTTGACATTATGCCAACACCAGCAACAACAATTTATAAGTATAAGATTCCATTAAATGTGTCTGAAGGTTATCGCAAAGCTGTTTTAGCTATGAAAAAAGCAACAGCGTCTTTGGCAGATGATGGCTCTATATTGTTTGCTGGGCATCGCATGGGTATGACGTTAGACCGTAGTGTTGATACGCTAAACAAAATGCGTAAAGCAAATCTTTACACTTACGAATCTAAACTAACAGCAATCTGGCGTGAAGAAACTGGCGCATCTAAAATAGGCGGCAATCTTACAAGACGTATAACAAAATCAGGGCCAACACGCGATGAATGGCTAGATCATGTTGTTCGCAAATATAATAAAAAAGACCCAAGCATGACACCAAAAGAGATTGAAGCTGGTGAATTGTTCTACAAATTTTTTGATGACTTTAAAAGAGAGTCAGAAGGATTAGGCACTCTTGGCTCTAAATTAAATCTTGAAGGTCGCATTAGCTATTCCAACATGAGATTAAAATATGTTCAATCTCGTTTGGAAAAAGCGGTTAGTGATAATCAGGCAGATAATATAAAATATTGGGAAAGTCGTGTTAAAAGCATTGAGTCAGACATTGAAGAGCTAAAAGCAAGTTTAGAGTATGTTAAATCTGGCGACTTAAAACCTATTGGGCCAGCAGAGCCATATTGGCACCGTCAATGGGACAAAGAAGTTATTAAACGTGATGACGCTGGCCCTCAAGAACTTCGTCGCATTCTTACAAACTGGGTTCGAGAAAACCCTACTGGCGTTGAGTATGACGCTAAAAGTGGTTTGTTTAAGGTTAAAGATTTTACTGGAGATATACAGGGTCAAGATCGTTATGTGGATGAGGTAATTAAATCTATTATTTCTGATAGTGATGTAGCAGAAGTAAGCGCTACAGCAAGAAGCACTAGGTTACCAAGTCGTTCTGTATCCGTACCAAACGCTCTTGTTTTAGATTTTATTAACACAAATGCTTTTGAAGTTATGCGCAGTTATTCTCAAAGAGCAGGTAGCAAGAATGACTTTGCACGTGTCTTTGGTAATAAGAACTTTAAGCAAGTCGTCGATGAATTAGTTGATGATTTGATTTCTAATGGCGAAACATTAGAAAACGCCAATATGTTGCGTAAGAACTTTACAATTCTTTACCAAAGGGTAACTGCAACAACACTTAGCGATCCAACAAGTCTAACAAATAAAACTGTGCAGTTTTTAAAAGAGTTTACTTCTTTGAACTACTTGGGCAGCGCTGGGGTTACAGCTATTGGTGACGTTCCAAAGCTAATTATGGAAAATGGATTTAAGAATGTGTTTAAAGGCATTCTTGCTTCATTTGATGATCCAAACTGGCAAAAACAATTAGGTGAAGTAAAAAGTGTTTATGCTGAGGCTCTTGAGTTATCACTTGGCACAACTCAACAACGTATCCTTGAAGACACTGGTGTTACTACTGGCTCTAAAGTTTGGAATGGCGTTAAGGATGCTGGCTTTATATTAAACGGCCTTGGCCCTATGACCGTTGGTCTTAAGTCTCTTAGCGGTTCTTTGTCTGTTCATAACTTTGTAGAGATTGCCAAACGCGTAGCTGATGAATCGGCTTCTAAGTTTGATCTTGAGTACATGTCTCGTTACGGATTGTCCGTAGACATGATGAAAGAAATAGCAACAAAGGCTCCTGTTCAGCAAACAGGACAGAAACTATACGTTGCTAATATTGGCGAGTGGTCAAATGCTGGTATTCGAGCGTCTACAATTGCGCAATTCCAAGCGGCAGTATCAAAGACAGTAGCTAACACAGTTCTTAGCTCTACTCCTACTACACGCTTTACTTATGCTGATGGTTCGATTTTTGTGCCAATCAAATGGGCTAGGTCTGTAATGCCTAATGTTGAAGAAGCAAAAGATTTCCAAGGCTATGTTCGTTGGGAAAGTGGCGTAATGACTATGCCATTCCAGTTTTATAACTACTCAATGTCTGCTGCATCCAATATTCTTAGAACAACTGCGCAGGGTCAAACAAGACACCGCTATGGTGGTTTTGCCCTTATGTTAGGCATTGGCTACATGATGGCTAAAATTCGCACTCCTGACTGGGCTTGGGAGGAAATGGATTTTGACCAGAAGTTTACGGCTGCTGTTGAGCGCAGCGGTATTGGTTCGATCTACGCTGATGTTGCTCTTAACTCTATACGCATTGGAACGCAGCTTGGATTAAATGATCCTGACAATGACATGGTACGTTTGCCGTTTTATGGGAAAGATGGCTTTGCAGAGGCTGCAACTACTCTTTTAGGTGCTGGTTCTAGCACGATTAAAGACGCTGTTGATGCTGGTATTAAGTTTGGTGAAGGGGAGTATGGTGACGCTATGAAGGAGTTTTATCTTATGTTGCCATTGACCGAGCTGTTTTGGATGAAGGAAGACTCAAGAGCTATGATTGACTATGCTACTAAGTCTATCTTTGAAAATAGATAAAAATATGCTAACCAATGCCTAAAGGAGCTGGTTTACAATGGCTATTAATGTTTCAGACAACAACCCAAGGGTAAATTACACAGCCACTTCTGGGCAGACAGTGTTTACCGTTTCATTTGAGTTCTTCGAGGAATCAGACTTAACAGTCTATATCAACGGAACTGAGAAGACACTCACTACAGACTACACTGTAACAGGTGGCGATGGGTCTACTGGGACAATAACATTAGTTACTGGAGCAACGGCGAGTGACAAAGTAGCTATTGTTCGGGACGTTGCAATGCAGCGCACAACAGACTTTAATGCTGGTCAGGACATAAACAGAGCTGCTCTAAATGAACAACTAGATACCTTAACTGCTCTTGTCGCGGATATAGATGATCGTGCGTCACGCGCATTGCAATTAAACGACTATGAAGTAGCGGTTGGCATTACATTACCTGCCACAGATGATCGTAAGGGTAAGGTTCTTGGATTCAACGAAATTACTGGTGATGTTCAATCTGGCCCTACATTAGCTGACGTTCAATCTCTTGCTGATGTAAGTGCTGACATTGCGACACTTGCTGACATCGAAGATGGTACAGATGCGACTGATGCAATTCAAACTGCTGCTAGTGTGGCCTCAGATATTTCTACAGTAAGTGGCATTAGTGCAAATGTTACTACAGTTGCAGGTATATCGAGCGATGTGACTGCGGTGGCTGCTGACGCGACTGACATTGGCACTGTGGCAACCAACATTTCTAGCGTAAATACTGTAGCTACTAACATTGCAGATGTTATCACGGTAGCTAACGATCTTAACGAGGCTGTCTCTGAGGTTGTCACTGTTGCTGACGATTTGAATGAGGCTGTATCTGAGATTGATACTGTCGCAAGTTCAATCTCTAATGTTGATGCGGTTGGCACAAACATTGCGAATGTAAACACTGTCGCGGGGATTAACGCAAATGTCACAACAGTGGCAGGGATTAGCGCAGATACCTCTACGGTTGCTGGTATCTCTGGGAACGTAACGACTGTTGCGGGTATTAGCTCTGATGTTACTGCTGTTGCCGCTGATGCAACGGATATTGGAACGGTTGCTACGAATATTAGTAACGTCAATGCGGTTGCTGGGAATGCGACCAACATTAACTCTGTGGCAGGTAATGCGACAAACATTAATGCGGTGGCTGCGGATGCGGCAGACATTGGTACTGTTTCTGGAATCTCTGCGAATGTAACAACGGTTGCTGGTTTATCTAGCAGTGTGAGTGCGCTTGCTTTAATTAGCTCAGATATCACAACGGTTGCTGGCATATCTGCCAATGTCACAACGGTTGCGGGTGACACTGCCAACATTGCAACGATTGCCACAAACTTAAATGGTTCTGATACGATTGGCACGGTTGCGGGTTCGATCTCTAATGTGAACGCTGTTGGTGGTGCTATTTCTGATGTAAGCACTGTTGCGTCTAATCTTACTGACGTTCAGTCTTTTGCTAATACTTACCGCATTGGTGCAACTGATCCGACAACAAGTCTAGATACTGGCGATTTGTTCTACAACACAACGAGCAGTACTTTAAAAGTTTATACTGGTTCTGGTTGGGAACAGGGCGTTACTGCGGGTTCAGGATTCCTACCGCTTACTGGCGGTACGCTAACAGGTGGTTTAACTCTTTCTGCTGATCCATCTACAAATTTACAAGCTGCAACTAAACAGTATGTAGACAATGAGGTTGCAGGGATTGTGGATAGCGCACCCGCTACACTGGACACACTGAATGAACTAGCGGCTGCTCTTGGTGATGATGCTAACTTTAGCACCACAGTAACAAATAGTATTGCTGCTAAGGTTTCTAAGTCTGGCGACACTATGACAGGTAATCTGTCTTTCGGCAGCAACGACAAAGCCATCTTCGGCGCAGGGTCTGACCTACAGATTTACCATAATGGTTCGCACAGTTATATACAAGACGTTGGCACTGGTCGGCTGTACATAACGACTAATGGGGATGAAATACGACTAACTCCTCAAGGCGGTGGTGAAAATGGACTTCGTGTCCAGCAAGACGGTGCAGTTAATCTTTACTATGACAACGGCGAAAAACTCGCCACCACCAGCACAGGCGTAGACGTAACAGGTAACATTGCAGTATCAGGCACAGTTGATGGCGTGGACATTGCAACGCGCGATGGCGTTTTAACAAGCACAACCACAACAGCAAACGCAGCACTGCCAAAGGCGGGTGGCACCATGACAGGTGCCATCACGTTCGCAGCGGGTCAAACGTTTGATGGTCGTGACGTATCTGCGGATGGGTCTAAGCTAGACGGTATCGAAAGCGGTGCTGACGTAACTGACACAACCAATGTTGTTGCTGCATTGACTGCGGGTACAAATGTCACGATTGCGGCTGATGGAACTATTAGCTCAACAGATACTAACACTACCTACACAGGCGATGGCAATTACGGCATCACTATTAGTGGCACATCCATTCGTTTGGAAAATGACCGCCGCAGAAATGATACAGGTACAGACGTTTATTCTGGCAACACGCACGACTATACGTTCTACGATGCGTCAGTAGGCATTCGCTGGTATACCTCTGGGGCAGAGGAAATGCGCCTTGAGAATGATGGCGACTTGCACGTTGATGGTAACATCACAGCATACTCAACAACAGTATCAGATGAACGCTTAAAGACAGACATAGAGCGTATTGAGGGTGCGTTAGGCAAGGTTTGTGCTTTGTCTGGCTACACATTCACATATAAGCACGATGGCAAAGCATCGGCTGGTGTTGTTGCTCAAGAGGTAGAAAAGGTTTTGCCATCTGCTGTCATTGAAAAAGAATTAGCGTTTCAAGGCGAAGAAGGTAAGCAGTACAAGATTGTGCAATACGATCAACTTCATGGCCTTTTGATTGAAGCAATTAAAGAATTAAAAGCTGAAATACAGGATTTGAAACATGGCTCTACAAAGTAGCGGTGCAATATCCTTAAACGACATGCACCTTGAGGTCGGCGGCTCTAGCGGATCGCAGGTTTCGCTCAACGATAGTGATATTCGTGATTTGATTAGTAAATCGTCAGGTGCGCAGAGTAGTTTCAGCGAATTTTATGGTGCGTCTGCGGAAACAGAAGTATCATCTGGCACCACTATCAACGGTCAATCTAACGCAAAACAAATTACAGCAAGCAGCTATATTTCCTCTGGTGGGACATTAGTAGTCCCAACAAATTTTTGGGTCTGGTCTGACAGCACGGCTACTCCAGCGTTAACAATTGATATTGCTTGCACGGTTAAAAACTACGGTAAAATTATCGGTAAAGGCGGCGCAGGCGGCAACGGGAATAATGCAGAAGGTGACGATGGCGGTCCAGCTATCAAAATAAACAGCGGAGTTACTGGCGTAACTATTATTAACTATTCTGGTGCATACATTGCTGGAGGCGGCGGCGGCGCAGGCGGCGGTAGCGGCGTACAAGCTGGCGGCGGTGGTGGAGCTGGCGGCGGTAACGGCGGTGGCAACCAATATGCAGCAGGGTGGGGATATACAGGCGATGGTGGCGCAGGCGGCATATTAAACGCTACAGGTGCAAATGGTGCTGCTGGGGCTTGGCCTTCACAGGGCGGTAGTGGCGGCGGAGCAGGCGGCGGCGGTGGTTCAGGCGATACCAACATCGGTGGTGCAGGCGGCGGCGGTGGTCGCATACTCCCTGGTACAGGTGGATCAGGAGGCGGCGGCACGCCTTATTCGGCTGGTGCTGGTGGTAGCGCAGGAAACGCTGGTGGTAGCCCATGGTTTGCAGGTGGCGGCGGCGGTGGCTGGGGAGCCGCTGGCGGTTATGGTTGGGGCTACGCAGGTGGAATAGGCGGCAAAGCTATCAATGACAGCGGCGTAAGTTATTCGCTTACTAATAGCGGCACTATTTATGGAGCCACATAATGCCTACAGTGTATATGTATAATTACATCCGTTATGATTCAGAAGCTGAAGCTCAAGCGGCGGTAGCTCAAAAAAAGAACAGACTTGATAATAACCCGACAGACTATGCGGTTGTAAAAGAACTGCAAGAAAATGAAGATGGTACTTTTCTTGTTAATCCCACACCACTGACTGACAGTGAAATAAATAATTTAGATGCGGCAAAAAAATACCTGACATGCAGCGTACAAGGGCGCGATAATGCCATGCCGCTATCTAGCTCAGAGGTCGCTGATAAATTGATAGATTATAAACGCGAATATGCTACTTGGGCATCTTTAGGTAAGATTATAAAGTTTGATGTTTCAGATGATGGAACGCCAAGCAATAAAGAATTTATAACGCCTAATGTAGATATGTCAGGTGTAGTTTAAAATAAAGTAAGTGGATTAGGGTCAGCATAATGGACAAGCGTACAGTAGCATCAGCGCATATGCGCATTGACACTCTCGAGAAAGAATTGATCGAGGTTAAGACCGAGGTTAAAATTCAGTTCAAGGAAGTTTTCACTCGCATTAAGCGGATTGAAAGTCTGTTGATTGGTGCTGCTGGTACAATCATTGCGATGCTTGTTGCGGTACTGATGAAGATGGGCTGATGCAAATGATATGGCTATCCTTGAAACCATAGCGGCAGCGAATGCTGCATACAGTGTGATCCGCACTTGTCTGCAAAATGGCAAAGAGGTCACTGGTTTGGTTTCAGAGGTCGGCAAGTTTCTACATGCAGAGGAAACCCTCCAAGAAGAATACAAGAAGCGCAAAGACAATCCGCTTGCCAAAGTTCTAGGCAAAGACATTTCGGATTGGGAGCATTTCCAACACCTTGAAGATATGAAGCAGAAGCGCAAGGAACTTGAGGAATGGTGTAGGCTGTACGCCCCTGCTGGCACATGGGATCGGTGGGTAAAGTTCCAAGCCGATGCTAGGATTGCCCGCAAGGAAGCCCGTAGACGTGCTGAGAGGGAGCGTGAGGAACGTATTGAACTGATTGTAACCATCCTATCTATATTGGCTGGTATCGTTGCTATGGCGGCAGTTTTCTGGTGGCTTGGCAGAAGCGCAGGGAAGTGGTAAAAATTTTTCACTTGTTCGGGAGTGAGAAAATGAAAATACCTTTTTTAAATAGAAAACGATACATTGTGTTGAAGTGTTATAGCTGGCACGCAGGTGCAGTAGAGCAAGCACCCATATTTATTGGCGATGGTGAAAAAGTAGCAAGTCGAAAGCCTGCTAAATTTATGGAACAAAACATGGCTTTTTCTACCTGTTGGTCACGGATAAATTCGCGAAAAAGATGCGCGACGATACTCGCGCCCTGCTCTACTAGGTTTGACACTGATGGTCAGGGCGTCCAGTGGCTTAACGCCAACACAGAAAATATTTTGAATATTACATTTGACCATGATGCAGATGAAACATATGGCACAGACAAAGATACAATCGCTGTAAAGATAAACTTACCTTGGCACATAGAGGAAGATAGTGGCGTTAACTTTGTGCTTGCTAGGCACATGCAAAACAAAACAATGATTAATGTTTTATCTGGCGTAATAAATTTTAAGTATACACCACAGGCAAACATGTTTGCTCTAATTAATAAGTACCCACACCAATTTGAGATACCATTTAAGACGCCATTGATGGCCCTTTATCCAATGAGCGATTTACCTTTGCACGTTGAGTGTGAGTATAATCCCGAAAAGTTCAAAGCTATAGGGCAAAAAAAGTATCATCCGTATTTTCGCGGTAGTTGGATTAAAATGGGTAAAGAGTAATGGTTTACGTTTTGCTATTCGTAGCGTTGAGCGGCAACGATCTGCAATATTATCAAGTAGGGGAGACTTTCATGAATGAAGTAGACTGTAATAAGGAACGCATGAAAGCATCTGCATTATTGCGCAATGGATCAGGGTTATTCTGCGTTGAGGTTAGTAGAAATTAAAGGTGGCAAGTGGGGCGTTTTGACCGACGACAATAAATTGGTTATCATTACCTACGATAGACGGATAGCGAAAGGATATATGCAATGGCTAGAACGTTCATCGACGACTGGAAGATCATCCCAAGACTGATGATGCTTGCGGTCACTGTTCTTACTTACCAATCTGTTCACTGGTACATGGGCTTGCCTGATCCTTCTGTGCAACAGTCTGGTTTAGTTTCTGTTTGTATGGGTGCCTTGACTGGATGCTTTGGCATTTGGATGGGCAAAGAGGTTAAGCAATGATTGGTCAGATAGTATCAGCTATTGGGGGGTTAGCTACGAGCTACATCGATGGCAAGACTGCGGTGCAAAAAGCAAACGCAGAGATTAAACTAAAGCAAGCTACTGGTGAAATGGACTGGGAGCAGTCTGCCATTGAAGCCAGTAAAGATAGTTGGAAGGATGAGCTTTGGACGATAGTTTTTGTATTGATTTTGGGCTTTAACTTCGTCCCGTCCATGCAAGAGATAATGAAAGTAGGTTTTCAAAATTTGGAGGAGTGTCCATTATGGGTTCAATGGGGAATGTACGCTTCAATAGCGGCCTCATTTGGAATCCGCACGATGCGTGGATTGGGAGGAAAAAAATGAGCTTTAAATTATCTAAAAGAAGTCTCGCTAAACTGGATGGAGTGCGGCCTGATCTTGTGGAAACCGTGTCGCTTGCGATTAAGCTGACGCGTGTCGACTTTGGAGTTACTTGTGGTTTGAGAACTCTTGAAGAGCAAAAGAAGTTAGTAGCTACTGGTCGCAGTCAAACGATGAACAGTAAACATATTCCACAGAGTGATGAGTATTCACATGCTGTGGATGTTCTTGCTTATATTGATGGCGATGTGTGCTGGGAGCTGAATGTCTATGATGAAATATGCGATGCGATGGCAGCAGCAGCCAAAGAGACTGGCGCGTCAATTAAGTGGGGTGCAGCTTGGAGCGAGGGTGATATTCGCACATATAAAGGCTCGGCTGAAGATGCTATGAACGCTTACATTGACCTTCGCAGATCGGAAGGTCGTCGTCCTTTTCTTGATGGCCCTCACTTTGAGTTGATGGCCTAAGCTTAGGTCGTAAAGATTGAGAGATACGCCCAGTATCTATGCAGAATAAATCAGCACCGAGTGCATTAGATAGCGGTTCGTTTGCGCGGATTGCTATTTGACATTGGTCTTTAGTTTCTAATAGCAAGGTGCGCTCAATTGGGTAGCCTTGGAGCGTGTAAGAAATTAAGAATATATAGAAAGTTTCCATTGCCTCTGTCTTTCATTTTGATAGATTGTCGCAGTGGGCAGTGGCGTCCAAGCCAGCAGCTATTAGTCCGACCATTCACATAGCACTGCCCACACGATTACATGCCCATCTCTGAGTGTTGAACAAACTTATCGTCAAGCACTACACTCTCACGCGGTAAGCGATAACGATACATGCAGTTGCGAATAGCTAAGACATCTTTGTCTAAGACATCTGCAATCTGCTCATCGGTTAGTCCATAGTTCAGCATTTTGTTTACTTTCATTGCTTGTGGGCTGATC